GCCACTCCTCGTGGAAGCATCCGCCCACCCCGTCCGGCGTCGACTCCAGAATCAGCTCCGCACCCGGCGCCAGCGACGCACGCAATCCTCCCAGGGTCTCGGCCGGGTCTCCCGGCCAGCGCGCCAGCTCCGAGCAGTGCAGATTCTGCACCGTCAGGCCCCGGCCCGCGTTCCGGTCTCCGGCCGATACCACCCGGTACTGCGAATCCATCTCCGGGAATACGATCTGGCGGACATTGGCCCGCGAGGTTCTCAGCGGACCCTCCCGCAACTCCTCCGGCAGCCAGTCCACAAACCGGTGAACGATGCGGAAGATCTCCTCCGCCGCCTCCTGCGTATGCGCCACCTCCAGGGTCAGCGTCCCCGGCTGAGTAATGGTCTTCAGGAAAAACCGCGCCGCCGCCCAGGTCGTCAACCCCATCTGTCTGGCCTTCAGGACGATGTTCCGCTCGCCCCGCCGCCGCTCGAACGCCCTCTGCGCCGCATTCGCCTTCAGCGGAGCCGTCCATCCCTCCCTGGTTCGCACCAGCAGCAGCCGCTCAGCCAAAGCCATTCCCACCGTCCGCCCCCGCATGCTTGCCGGCCGCTGATCCAGAATCCTCCCGAACCGCTCCAACTCCTCCCCGTCCAGCTCCTCCGTGCGCAGCTCCCACTCCCGCGCCCCATCCGCGCGCCTTGTCCCGGTCTCTGCCACGGATACCCCGATTCCACCCGCCCCGGCCCTCTGCTCATTCAACCTGGGGCCCATACTGTCCGCTGACCCGGAATCCGCCAACTCGCTAACTCGCTGACTTGCTGACTCGCTATCCGTACACCGCTTCTCCCAGCTCGCCCAGATCGACAGCTATAGCGAAACCAGAGTGACTGTACCCCGAAATCGCAGGGTCAAGTCGACGCGACCACCAGGGAGCGGCGACCCTGCACGAAACTCGCCAGGGCACACCTACTCTGGTTTCGCTCTAATTTCCCCCGCACCAGTACTTCACCGTGTATGCCGTGCTCGCCGTCAAAGCCGTGTTGGCGGTCAGCGTCACCGCCGTCGTCGACTCCGTCCAGGTTGCCGTCGTCACCCGTCCAACCCCACTCTGCAGCAGGTCCACCACGCAGTTTGCCGAGTTCGTATGTGTGTTCGGAAAACTCAGCGTCGCCAGGGTTCCGGTCGTCGTGCTCGTTCCCGTGGTCAGCGTCACCGTCCCGCTCAACCCGTCGCACACGTGGCCGCTCGCGCAAGCGATCGCCGGGCCCGTCCCCGCCGCCGGGCCCGTCCCCAGCGACATCGTTCCCGACCCCATCATGAACTTGCTTGACAAAAATCCCGTCGCCGTCGTATTCCCGCTCCCCGTCACCGACAGCACCGCGGCCGGGCTCGCCCCGCCGCTCTCCACTGCGAATCCTCCTGTGCCGCTGCTGGTCGAACCATTGATCAGCACCGCGTTCGCCCCGGCTCCGGAGTTGATCAGCGTCTGGCCATTCTGGTAGAAGATCTCCCGGTCAAGCGAGTTCACCACATCCGTCAGGCGAAGGTAGTTGCTTGCATCCTTCCTTAACTTCCACTCCGAGGTTCCGGCGTAGTTGTTCCAGCCGAAGGCGCCCACTTGGTCTGCACCCGTCCCTGGCTGAATCGCCACGTCCTGCTCCGCCGCCGCGCCGTTGGCAAAGGTCGTCGCATTGCCCGTGAACGTCGGCCCATTCACCAGCGCAACAGCGCCGCTGCCGCTGGTTGAAGCGGATTGCAATAGCCCCGCGCCCGATGTTCCAACCACCGTGGCGTTGGCAAGCCCCGTATCCGTCACCGATGCGCCCTGCACCGGGCCAGTGCCGCTGCCGCCGCACGCCGACCCAGTGTTGGATATGAGCCCCGCGCTGCTAATTTGCAGGCACGAGTTTCCGCTGGACGCTGCCGCCCCGGTGTCTGTCAGGCTGGGCGCGGAGAACGGCTCGTGTGCCGTTATGCCGCCGCCTTGAACATCGAGCCAATCGGTGACAAGAGTTGGGTCGAGAAACTCTATTCCACCGGACTCGCCTTCGATTGCCGCCGACCTGTGTGTGGCGTTGCCGTAATAGGCATCGAAGTAGAGCGGAGCCACCACCCCGTTGAAAGGATTGACGCTTATCTCCGCCCCAAGAGGAAACTGTATGAGGTCTTGAAAATCTGGATTTTGCGTAGCCAGATTGGCGTTCGCATTGCTGTTGCTAAGGTTGTACCACTTGGTGTTGAATGGAAGTCCTGCGGTGCCCAATGCACCTAGACCGTCAATATCCCACAAAGTCTGCGTAGCGTTGGAATTTCCAGTTGCGTTAAGAACGTTGATAGATGGATGAGAGTTCAACGAGCCGCTGTCGCCAATATAGACAAGCCACCCTTCCTGTGTCGTAGTATTGCGGTAAGGATCGCCTGTCCCGGTGATCGGCGTCATTCCCTCAGCGGTTGCGTTTGTTAATGTCATGCCGCCTAAACTTCCGTAGAAGAGATACCTCGATGCCTGTTTCACGTCTAGATTTGTGAAGACTGCGTTCCCAGTACTCCTCGAATCTCTCGTTAGAATAGCCATGCCGAGCGAGGAGATGCCGCGATAGCACATATCGTTTGCCTGGTGTGCATCGCTAAGGCTGTGCGAAACCATCCTCTGGTTCGGAGTTTGAGGGAACTTGCATGTTTCAGGAAAGTCTGTGGACGCCGCTGAAAATTCGGGATGCCAGAAATTATTGGCAAACCAGTCGTCAAGCTGCTGCGAAATAGACCCAGGTCCTCCGTAGGCCGCGACCCGGACTATAATATTGCTGACTGCGGCAGCGTCGAAAAATCCTCCATTCCCCAATGGAAAATCCAGACGCGAGGACCAGACACCGCCATTGATCCATGAGGCATACCCGGCAAATGAAAGGTTATCGGCGACGAACCCCAGATCGGTCGCGCCGGTCCACGTACCAATAGCAGTGTTGAAGCCAATGTCGTGAACCTTTGAGTAGTTTGCGTTATTAGTTGCCACGATGCCCAAGAAACCATTTTCCAGCGTGAACTGGCCGATGTCCTCATACTGCATGATCCCGCCGAACATGATGGGCTGCTGATTGTCTACAGTCATTCCATCCCATACGGAGTAGAGATTCACTCCGTCCCCCGGTCCTCCCGCTCCCGAAGCTCCATTGAAGTTCACCCCCATAGTCAGCATCACCTGCACAGGTAGCGCAATCGGATTCAGCGGTGCTACGTTGGAACACTGCCCCCATGCCGGGCTGCCAATCGTGCCGGTATTGCAAGCCGCCGGGCCAAAGATGATCGTAGGGGAAGACGTGCATCCCGTGGCGTTGTGACCGACAGAAATCGCGCCGGATGCAACGCCGCTCGCGTTTGTGCCAACTGAGAAAGTACCCGCTATTGGCGTGCCGCCCCAAATTTGGTAAGTGGTGCAGCCTCCACCGAGGATGTAGCCACCCAGTGAGGAACTTGCGGCATAGCCATCTCCGCCAGCCGTCAAAGTGGGTGTGTTCATCGTTCCACCCGTCTCTGTAGCTGTGGCTCTTGCGCCATCTCCGCCGACAGGAACCACATTGAAGACTACTGGAGAAGTGATGTTGGAGCCGCCATATACCACCGTCGCGGTCGTGGGGATACCGCTTGAGTTTGTTGCGACCGTGACCCATGCCCCTCCACACGCGCCAAGATTAAAGTAGGTGCCTGGGCAGCCTCCACTCGCATAAGTGGTCTGCAAGGTTGCGCTGTGCTTGTAAAGCGTCCCTCCACTGACTACGCATCCTCCGCTGGTCAGTGCTCCCGCAGTCGGTGTGCAGGTGACTGTGCCGCCTGATCCGCCATAAGACCCTGAGTAGCTTCCATCATCGTTTGCGCCGGTAACAACTGAGTACGGAGCAGTCGCCAGCAGGTAATTTCCAGCAGGAATTTCGCACGTCCCGCCATTAGTCTTGGCAATCGCATCGGCTGCGCAAGCATTGAAGGCCGGTACATTGTCCGTACCCCACCGGCAGTACATTCCACTACTGATTGTGTGCGCGGCATTCTGCGAGACAACAATCTGAGTGGCGCTGTTCACCGCTGTAATCTGAGCTACGCCGTAAGGCTCGGTCGCAAACAACGGCCCCGGACTCCATGCGGCGCCTCCCATGTTACAAGCGACGTACTTGCCGATGTCTGCGCTGGTAAACGCCTGCCCCGCCCAATAGATGTTTCCGGTTGCGTTCAAGATATTCGATCCCGACGTGGACGAAAAAGACTCTCCGGTTCCGACAGTCCACGGCACCATGTCCCCCTTTGCTCCGTAGCTAAGGACGTTGTAGTAAACAGCCGGAGCGCCGCTCCCTGTGTTTCCAATCGTGATTGAGGAACCGGATGGAGTAACCGAAATGCCCGCGCCCGCCACAACATTCACGGCGCCGGCTAGGGAGTTGACACTGGAGACGCCCCCGTTTCCGCTCCCGCCCACCTGATTCCATTGGTAGGCGCCGGTAGCGCTTGAGCACTGGTAAAGATTGAGCGCAGAGGATGTATAGAATGTTCCGTTGTTGACGCTGCCGGAACACGAGCCGGAAGGAGCTCCGCTGCCCGTCAGTGAGATAGCCTCTCCACCCAGGTTCGCCAGCGCGCCGCCCGCCGTCGAAGCCCCTGTCCCTCCCGCTGCTATGGGGACAGAATTAACGCCGCCGACTGTCGTCCCGCTGGCCGTGTAAAAGGCAATTTGCCCGGCGGTTCCCGAGCTCACCGTGCCGTTGAGGCTGCTTGAGCCTGAGCCGCACGCCGACCCCGTATTTGAGATATAGCCCGAGTTGTCAACCTGCAGGCAGTCGAGGCCGCTGCTCGCCGCAAGGCCCGGAAACTTGATTGCGTTCGTTCCCGCGAAACTCGCATACAGAGTGCCGCTCCCGCCGCCGTAGACGTTGAACCCGGTCCCGGATCCGGATTCGTAGTTGATGCGCACTACACCGGACGGATTGGAGGCATCGATATATGTATCGCCGCTGTTCGTGCTTTGGTAAGCCTTGAAGCTATCCAGGCCGCCCACCGCCGAATTCAAAGCCCAGTTGTTATTCTGGTCTTTCACCAGGTACCACTGGCTATTCCCGTTCCAATCCTTGTAGATGAGCGATTCCTTCTGACTCGTGGTCGAGCCGGCCCAAAGAGACTGGTCGATCTCCGCATCCGCCTGGTTCTTCACCATCGTCGAATTGGTGAACGTCGAAGTCCCACCAACCTGGAGCGATCCGTTGAACTGCGCGTTGCCGGCGTTGTTGATCGTCGCCACCGTTGTCTCGCTCGGCCCCCCGGACCCGATCACCACCCCTCCGGTCCCCGCGTTGTTCGATCCGTTCAGCACTACTGCGCCAGTTCCAGCAGCATTCAATACGCTCTGGTTGTTGGTGCTGACTGCCAAGGAAATCTCGGCCACTGCGCTAGCCGCGGTGGTCTGATTCGATCCTGAAAAGCTTACCGCCGGCTGCGAGGTATACGATGCTCCGGGATTGGTCACTGTAACAATTGAAACCGCATATCCGCCAGGGCAGCTCAGGGAAGTGATCGGCGCCATGACTGCCGTGGCTGCCGCGCCCCCGCCGCCTCCGCCTGAAAACGCAACTATTGGCGGAGTCGATGAACTGTAGCATCCGCCATTGTTCACCATCACATTCGTAATTGTGTTGGCCGTGG